GTGGTTAAACGTACAAGAAAACATGGCGCGTTTGCGGTCGATGAAACATTCGATATTGATATTAAACGCAGTGAGGATAGACGCGACTCATTGATGGTTCAGCAAGCATTGAAAACGGTCTTTCGTCAAATGGAAATCAGCGGTAACAGACCGCGAACAATCGAAAGTTATGCGTTTGCATGGAACGAATTTATCAAGGTGACAAGCGTTCGATACATCGAGGATATTGATGCGGATATGATTTACGATTACTTGAACGAAATCGACGTATCAAATGCAACGAAGCTAGTTCGCTTGAAATCGTTGAAGGCAATTCTTAATCGTTTCTTTGATAATCGTTGGATTGAGATTCGTTTTTGGTCGAAGATTCAAATTAAAGTTGATAAGACGATCAAAGGGGCATCAAAAGAGAGTGACGTTGAAGTATTGCTATCGCTTATTGACCGCAGCACTTACGTTGGTTTCCGTGATTCAGTTGCGATTTTACTAATGTATAAAACGGGGCTACGTATTACAACGATTGGAGAATTGCGTGAACGTCATATCGACTTTACCTCTAATACGATTGATATGGACGGTGCTGTCCTTAAAAATCGCGATACTTTAAAGCTACCTATAGACGATCAGTTGGCGGAAATGTTGAGAGTATTAATCGAGAAAAACAAGCAGATTCGCCGTAAATACAATACGCGTAATACTTACGTTTTCTTATCCGCTAATGGACAAGGCATTAATAATAGCCAGTCGTCCAGTAACGCAATTTCAAAGTCATTAACGAAGTATGCAAGAGAGTTCGGCTTAAAGAACGTCAATGCTCACGCGTTAAGACGAGCATTTGCGACTAACTTATTAAATCAAGGCGCTAATGTCGCTTTAATATCGAAAGCTCTCGGACACAAAAGTTTGGAGACAACAACCGTCTATCTCGATTTAGAGAAGGAATTTGTCGCAGAGTCTTTACGTGATTATTTATAAACAGAAAAAAGCCGCTAGTGCGATAACACTAACGACTTCTAACTTAATACGATTACACTAAAGTTTCTGAGGCCATAGTGTATTTATAACCTTACTTTAGCATTTTGTAAAAAAATGTTCAAGTCCGAGGTCTGTTAAGTGCACCATTTTTTAGTGAAATCACAAGTGGTTGCCCAATAACACTCTAACCTGGAAAGGTTTGTCGTACCGATGCACAAAAGCGACTATATCACATGTCAAGCCGTTTCCTTGTTTACGGTTGTGAAGAATCGGGGAGTACGCCCAATTTAACGGTACGGTGGTTTACTGGCTAACTACGGTTAGGGTAAGCGCAGCCAAGCGGACAAGCAGTTAGCAAAAGCTAACCAATAAAGGACGGTTCGCACACGTAGGACAGTAATTACGTGAGGTAACGCAGAACGAAAGTTCTCTACGAAACAAGGCGACATAGAAACCTCGGACACGACATGACGGTGTATTGATCGCGTAGTTACTTTATGTCTAACTTACTTTTAATAGTTTGCTAGATATAAGGTAACAACTTTGCGAGCAAATTTCCTGGAGCATCAGCCATTCTGGTGTACTGGGTTCGGTTGTCAAGCGTTAATCTACGATAGATACAGAGATTTATTTAATGTTTTATATGTTTTACTGGAGCGTAGAGTGCAGCACTCTTTACATATCTTTTTTAAGTGTACGCCAGCATTTACGGTTATTAGCGGACACCAACGCTTACGTATCGCCCAAGACTTAGGATTATCGGAAGTACCAGTCGATATTATAGACGTTGACGAATGGGAAGCTGAGTACCTTTTAATCGCTGAAAATACAGAACGTCGAGGGGAAGCAGAGAGTGACCCTATTAAAAAAGGGCGCATCGCAGGATTTATGGAGGATTATTGGGAGCGACTTGGTATTTATCAACGTGGTAGAGGAAATGCCCATAATGGGCAATTAAAGTCTCAAGCAGATGTGGCAGATTTTATTGGAGAGACTCGCCAAACAACGCAAAGACTACTAAAACTAAACGAACTTATCCCGCAACTCCAACGCTTAGTCTCGACCGGCAAACTCGGAACAACTAGCGCCGAGCAACTAGCATATTTGAGTAATCGATTACATATGAAGATTTATACAACTATAGATGGAGTGTGATTGCATTGCCGACAGAGGAACAGCTAAAAGCAATCGTGGAAGGTGTAGCTAAGGCGTCTGAGAAGTACGGATATCCAACAATACCGAAAAAGAAAAGGAAGAAGAAAAAGAAAGTAAACAAAGTTGAAGAAAACAAGAACGAAGCCAGTTACAGAAGAATGATAAAGGATGGTGATATATCGATGTACAACGAGGAGAAATTAAAGAAGTTTGCAGAAGGTGTTCGCAAGCAGACGGAGAAATATAACTTACCGACAACACCTAAAAGAAAGAAGAAAAAGAAAAAGACCGAGTAGACGTAACGTTGTCCGCTCGGTTTTATTTTACAAGTCTAGAACAAACTCAGGAATTTCATTTTTCGCAACAACCTTTATAAAATCTTTATATGGTTCCGAAACCACCCTGCCATTTATTTTCGTTTTTATAATTTTAAAGTTTTCTCTATCGGAAAGTTTGTCGGATAAAGTCATTTGTTCGATAAATTTCTTTGTATTTTTAATTGCATTATCGTATTTTTTATTATCACTATCAATTAAATATATGAAATTTTTTTGTTCATTTGTTTCAAAATCAATATAAATCACAGCGTATCCTATTACTTCTATAGTTCTTCCATCCCAATATTCATCAAAATTATCCGAATCATTTACTCCTTGAATAAAAAAGAATTCAAGATTACGATTTAAAAATAAACGACTAAATGAATAACTTTCGTGTTCCAACATAGTAACTCCTCCTATTATTTTAGAAAAATCTGACGATAGACGTTATTGGCCGTCGTCTTTTTTGTTTCCCTCTATTGTTAAAACCTCGTTAAAGTCGGTTGTACCTAACGCAAGCATTATTGTCTCCAAATGATCTCGATTTATTTGAGTCTTATTGTTTCGATACATATCACTAATAGTTGCAGGACGTAAGTCGACACCTGTTTTCTCTAACACAACTGCGCGTAGTTCCTTTTGTGATTGGATGCCGCGAGCCGTCGCAGCTTGTTCTATTGTTAACTTAATCATACTGTGCACCTCTATTTTTATTATAAGTATAAACTCCGCTAAAAACTTTTACAACATTTTATGTAATTACGTATTTACAGCTTTCTGTAATTGTGTTATCTTATGTTTAAGAGTTAAAACAAAAAAAGGAGGTTTTACGAATGAATCAATCTAGCCAACGTATTTTACTCGACGAGGATTATGTAGTCACAATGGTAACAACGCACCTATTTGAAGGGGTGCAGCTAATCGTCTGCGAAGAGGAAGGCGAAGCAACACTCATGATAAATGACGCAGATATAAACCTCAAATATACCGAGGAATTGGCGTCTATTCTTGCGAACTTGCACGACTACACAGCGGAGCAACTACTCATGGTACTAGCGAAAGTTGATCGCTTAGCTTCGTAATACGTAATATCAAGCAGAAAACTACGGTATCGGCTGCTGATACAGGAATTTGATACGGTGTATCATACGGAATTTGCTACAGATGACCATTTTGCAGACGTTAAGGCACGTCTTATTTTCCACCAGTTAGCATGATTGGCGCATGTCTAACATATTGGTGAAGGCGACTTGAAACGTGATTGGACGGATTTCTGACACGTTAACATACATCATGAGCGTTTGCTGACGTTCGAGAATATACAGCATAGTTGCGGATTGGCGACGGACGATTGAGAACGAAGAAAAACCGAACGTTTTGGCGGACGTTCATCATACTAGGTTGACGCGTATTAAATAGATGAAAAACGGTCTTTGTTGCTGCATGGACCTATGAGGCTAGAGGCGGTTGCAGACGTTTCTAGCCTTTTGTTTTCCCTTCGTAAACAGCGCTCACAGGTGTTCTAAATCGCAAGGCGACGTATTTATCATACGAAGGCTAGAACGTCTAAAACGAAAGGAGATTGAACGGAAATGTACGAAGTAGCAGTGTTTCAATATGAAAATTTAGACGCAACAACCGCTGACTTTCTACGTAAAAAAGAATCAAATATGAGAGAGATTGTCGGTAAGGCGTACACAGCATTAGGGAAAGAGTTAAAAGAGGCGCAAGATACTTTAGCGAAAAACGGTTACGGGTGTTTCGACAAGTGGTGCGAATCTATAGGACTTAATCGTATGCAAGCTAATAGGTTGATTCAGCGATATTCGTTAGTAACAAATTGTTACGAACAAACTCAAGGACTACTCGAAGATTTGCCCGTATCACTTACGTACGAAATTGCCAAGCCTTCCGCAGAATCGACGCCAGCAAAGACACAAGCGAAATCGGAAGTTCTTGACGGCAGTATTGATACGTTAAAGGCGTACAGAGAGCGTATAGCCGAATTAGAATCGCAAGCTAAACAAGCTACGGAAAAAGCAGAGCAAGCCGAATCTGCCCTACAAATAGCTGAAGAAAAAGCACAGCGCATGATAAGCATTTTTTCGGAATTGGACGGTAAAGCCGTCTCGGGACGGTTTAATAAATTTGGAATTAAAGCATTATATGAAATCGCTCAATTTACAGAACAACAGCGTAATTTAGAGCATGAAATACCGTCTACAGGCGAAGTCAAAAAGGTCGATGAAATGACTGTACGTGAGCTGAGTTGACGTGTACTCAACGTTGGATATACACAAAACGGAGTACGTACTCCGTTATAACGAGCATGTCCGGATTTCGGAGGAGCAACTCGACACTTTTGAAGGTATTCCAAACTTGGACACCCTTGCATGAATACGAGTTTCGTAGTGGACAAGGAAAGAGAGCTGACATTTGTCCAAATGAACAAAAGTTGGATACTCACGTAGCACTAGCTAGGGAAGCTGGTATCGGTGGGGGGTCTCCGTTTGGATACGGCTTAGGGGTCTCAATCTAGATACACGAACTATACTACTTTCTTTTTAACTAAACTACTATCTTTAAAAGATTAACGAGTCTTTATGCTAACGCATAAATCCTCTATGTCGCTTTCGCTCCATGTAAACGGTTATCGACACCGTAACTACCGACACCATACGTATTTACAGTAAGAAGAACTATATTTAACGAGAACTATCGTTTAAGAAGATAAAAGATATTGCGAGTCTTTGCTGACGCAAATCCTCTACGTCGGCTAAAGCCTCCGTCCCATTACATTATTGATGTTATCTTGCGATTGTAATAATATCATTGTAATAGATAGACGCGGACTTATTTTGCGTTCTTTGCAAAATGAGGACGCAAGTGTTTAAGGAAGTTGTAACAACTTCTCGGACACCTTCGGTATTTGCGTACAATATCGGCATATCAATACATATTTAGCGCAATTCTTTTCGTGTGCGGACGGTAAGATAAGATAGATAAGAAGCCCGTGTAAGTAGCGAGAGTCCTACGGAGAGTAAGCATGAATGCAGTTTTTAAGTGGGACGTAAAGGGATGGTAATTCTGGATAATCGGGACGTAAAGGGATGGTATTATTTTTTTGAGGTAAGCAAACTTCGTAAGTATATGAAAGTTTTTCCCGCCATTTGTGACAATTAGTTACCTATATATACGCCGAAATGGTCTTTAGAATTATTTTTCTAACAAAGTGTGTAAAAAACGACTTTTAACGGTCTAGTATATGAAGAAATATAACGTCACATTTACGGGCATTAGTTGGCTTATATATTGAGGAAATAACAAATAATTCATTAAATGTGTCTAAAATGTGAACTGTCGATAAAAAAGTTTGCATTTTTTGTGAGTAAAACCATGAATTTTACCCCTTTAGTTATCTATATATTATGAAGGGAAGTTTTCGTGGCAAAACATCATAGTTGTTGGCTATATATTATAGGAGAGTGCTTCCGCCCTTTAGCCATAATTTTATATAAAACGTATCTAGCCTAAGAGTACGGAGAAAGACTTTGCCAGTTGAAAATGTTAACTTTTTAGCTAGTTGTTGGATATACATTGTAGGTAAATGAAATTAATATAGAGTTTTCCTTACTTTTTAGTGAAAACCTTGGCTTATATAGTATGAGGGGAACTTGTACTTTAGAGCAGTTTGTATCATAGATAGTGAGGACCCATATAATTGCCGAATTGTCTGTCCTATAGAGTAAGGAAGTAAATATGCCAAATGGAAGCCTACATTTCACTTTAGTTTGTATCTTATATATTGAAGAGGTATTTTTCAGTCGTCCACCAGGGCGGCTTTTTTAATTGGCTTAATTTGTAGTTATTTTATTACTAACAAGGAGGTAATCGGAATGGCATTAACGGCAAATCAGATTAAGTATTATCGTGAAGCATTCGGCATCACACAAGGACAACTCGCTAAACGTATTGGAATCACGCCGGTTATGCTCGGCTTTATTGAACGTGGCGAGCGTACTCTATCGCAATCAGTAGCAGTACGAGCCGGAATGGCTTTACTTGAAGTGAGTCGCCAAGTCACGACAGCAACCACGGAAATTCAATCGCTTGCTCACGCATTACAAAAATAATAGATGAAAAGGATGATGACTATGACAACAGCTATTACAGGAAAAGAGTTCGTACAGCTACACCCGAATACACGACAACAGACATTAGCTCAAAAGCTAGATTACGTGGTAGTTGACGGAAAGCCTTACTCTACAGAAACTGGCGAATACTTAGGAGATAAGTATGTTCACGATTTAGTGCCTCGCCGTACAGCGGGTCAGTATAAAGTAATCGAATCTAAACGTATCTTGGACGAGCATGAGGTAGAAAACGGAGGCTTCGTATTCACCTTCTTTAAACAGTCACGCATGATAAGCGAACGATTCCCAACACTCAACAATTCCGATATTGCACGACTAATGTACCTCGGTACTTACATCGCATGGAACACAGGGCGCATTCAGTACGATAATGGTCGAGTGATTGACCGTGAAGGCTTTGAAAAGTTGATGGGATTAAGTACTAAACGCTCACGCGAACTATTCAAACGCTACGTAGAGGCGGAGATTTTAACAGAACGAGATGACTGTATCTTTATGAATCCAACGGTGTTTTATCGAGGGAATGTAAAGACAATCAGCCCCGCAGTATCAGATATGCAACACACGCGCTTATTCAAGAAAACGATACGTGACTTATATGAGAAAACAAACGGCAGAACGGTTGGACAGCTTGCGCTAGTCTACTCAGTTATGCCTTTTTTAAATTTCGAAACAAATACAATCTGCTTCAATCCCGACGAAACTGACTTGGATCGCCTTCGCCCGATGGGATTAGAGAAACTTGCGGTTCTATTGGGATATGCAAACGCGGGTAAGTTAAAAACCGCATTGAACCGCGTTCAGATAGATGGACAAGTAGTATTTAACTTCTATGAAAATCCGCGAGACAGACGTGAGAAACGTATTACAGTCAATCCTCGAACAATTTTTGCAGGAACTGGCGAGCAATTAGCTGCGATCATGGTGCAGTTCAATTAAACAAAGGAAAAGGAGAATGAAAATGACACTATCCATTAAACAAACAGTAACAGAAACAGGGCCAATGACAGTAGAGGTTGCAATTGAGTTGCCTGACAAAAGTATATTCCGTGAAGTTTATCATAACGGAAACCTTGTATTCCCTGCATTTGTTTCTCTGCGTAAGGTCTTGCAACACTACAAAGAAACAGAAATCGCAGTGATAACAACGAGTGAGCCACTGGCCAGAGAGTACAACTACGAACATCATAATCCTAATGCTCGATTATTAATGGAGTTAAAAAAGATAATCGCGCGAAACGGCTTGACCGTTAGCGTTGAGTATATGCAATAAAAATTAAAAGATGAAAAGGACGATGACTATGACAAAGAAAACAGAACAACAAACAGATGCTAAAACGATGGAGATGCTATACGCTATCAGTCTTTCATTGGCACGCTTAGAGGGCAAGTTAGATGTAATTGTTGCTCAAAGTAAAGGCGGTGCATGCTAATGAAGGTTTGCACAAAATGTGGTACTAAAACCAAACATTTTTACAGTATGAAGCGAACACACTGCATTGAATGTGAACGGAAGGACGCTCGGTATCGTATGGCATCGCTTGAAAATAGAGCGCGCGGTGCTTTCCGACACGCGAACAGAAAAGCTGAGCAATTCGGAGTTGCAAACGATTTAACTTACGACGATGTTATGTACTTGTTTAAGTTAGCTGGCGGACGATGCGCATATACAGGTAGATTTAGCAACGATTTATCTCTCGAACATGTCATACCTATGTCAGCAGGCGGTGCGAATACGATAGGAAACATTATTGTCGTTGATGTCAGCGTAAATCGAAAGAAAAATAATCGTAGTTTCCTCGAGTTTATCGAGACAAAATATAATCCATACGATGTTGCACCCCTCGTCAAACTACTGGCGGCGCGAGGTAATCGTGATTATGCGGGGCTATATGACGAGTTATATGAGTTCCAACGAGAAGAGTGCAATGCGTGGTATAGACGTCTTATGGACAAGCAGAAACAGGCTGCAGTATGACGAAAATAAATAAAGAATCAGAGGAAATCGTACCCACGACCGCCGAAACTGGAAGGGCGGTGAGTGTTCCATAAGCACATCGTAGTATCCCATATTAAAACTTAGGAGGAAAAGGAATATGACAGTAAAGCCAGAACAAGAAGTAATCGAGGAACAAGCAATCGAACAACCGACAGAGCAAACGGAAATTGACGAGTTACGAGCACAGGTAGCTGAGTATGAAGTGCTGAAAGCGCAAATTGCAGAGCAAGAAGCGACTCAAAAAGCCGAGATATTCGCGCAGAAGGTCGAACAATCTGGGGTTAAAGACTTCGATAAATTACAGCCGTTTTTAGATGCTACAAAGCTAGAGGGCGATGCGCTCGATGAACTGCTCGGCATTTTGCAAGGCATGAAGCCAAAGCAGACACCGATTGGCACTGCGACAAATGGCGGTAATGGTGGTCAAAAGACTTCACAAGAAACGATGCTTGCAAACGCAGAGGCAGCAGCTAAGCGAACTGGCAGCGTTGAAGATATTGCCGCATTTAGCGGACTAAAACAAAAAATTAAACAATTTGGGGGACGACGATAATGACAAACGTAATTAATACTACTCAATTAGTAGGTAAGAAAGAATCTGTAGTAGACGAGGTACTTTTACTCAATCCAAATCAAACGCCTCTAGTAAACTTACTAGGCTTTAAACAACCCGTAACTAATACAACTCACGTTTGGTACGAGGATCAAACATTCGCAGTCAAAACGAAGGTGACGTCGCTTGCTGCTATCGATGCTACCGAGTTAACTGTAGCTGACGTGGAGCCATTTGTGGTCGATGCTATTGCACAAATCGAGGAGGAGTTAGTACAGGTTACTGCGATTAATACCTCTGCTAAGAAAATCACAGTAGTACGTGGTTATGCAGGTACAACAGCCTCGGCAATCGCAAAAGACGCAGAGATTGAGTTCTTATATGTACGTGGTGAAGAAGGCGCTGACATTCCGAAATCACGCTACAAACCACGCCAACGTGTTGAAAACTATACACAAATCTTCATGGAATCGGTAGAAGTTACCGGCACAGCGGAATCAGTTTCGCAGTATGGTGTAGATGGTTTATACAACTACGAGAAAGCGAAGAAACAACTTGAAGTTGCTTTACAGCTTGAAAAATCGTTAATCAACGGAGTCAAGTTCGATGATGGTACAGTACGACATTTAGGCGGTCTGCGTAACTTCATTAAGACAAATGTTACAGACGCAGGTAAAGTCGCTATTTCAATTAAGATGCTTACGGATATGGTACAGACGGTGTTCGAGAAAGGTGGTCTTGCAGGTGGCGGACAGTATGCGTTTATTGTATCAGCGCATCAAAAGCGTGCTATCAGTGATTTACAAGGCGATAAAATCCGCATCACACAAGCGGAAAACAGTCGTGGACAAGTAGTCGATCACTTAGTAACCGACTTCGGGCAGTTCCCAATTGTGATGAACGATAACGTTAAGTCGAATGAGATTTTCTTCATCGACATTAATCGTACGGCAATCAAGCCGTTAAATGACCGTGGATTCCATCATATTCCTGCAGCAGTTACGGGCGACCGTCAACGTGGTTTTATCGTAGGCGAGTACACGCTCGAGTTCAAACAAGAGTCGGCACACGGACGCATCAAGAATTTAGCGTAACAATTTTCGAGAGGCTTGCGATTAGTTTCGTAGGCTTCTTTTTGTTTCAAACGTGAAAGTCAGTTCAAAAAAAATTAAATGTATGGGAGACGATTAAATGACAATTTTAGACGCATTCTTAGGGGCAAAACCTACAGTAGAAATTACGGAAAAGGTATTTATTAAACGTTTAGGTAATTCTATTACGATTAAAGCACTTACAGGTGAGGATATCGATATGATTCGTGACCAGGCAACTTATCCGATTAAGAACGGCAAGAAAACGGAGCTAAGAGTTAATGAAGAAGAAGTATCACGCTTACTTATCGTTAAAGCAACGATTGAGCCGAACTTTGCAGATAGACAATTGTTAGAGCATTTTAAAGCGGCTGACGCAGGAGATTGCATACAAAAAGCGTTATTAGCTGGAGAAATTGCAACATTACAAAACGCGATTTTGACACTAGCAGGCTTTAACGACGAGGAAGAAATAGAAGAAGTAAAAAACTAATTAAGGCGGGTGGTGAAGCATTCTTATTGCACCGTATATGGCAAAATCACCACATCCCGCCGCATGAAGTTTATGAGATGAAGAAACGTTATAGGACGTTTATGTATGCGTCAGAAATGATTGTGATGGATGAAGAAGATCAACAGCGAAAAGAATTAGAACGTAAACAATGGCAGTAGAAGGCGCTCTTAATAGGGCGTCTTTTTTATTTTGTCAAAGGAGAGAATGCGAATGAATGACAAATTATATGAACATAGCAATCGGTTTATACCAGTCAGTCAAAAAGCCGTAAAGAGAGCTGATAACTAATGGCCATTAATTTAACCGCAATATTTCAAGTTCGCGATCATCAAGGAACGTCACGGCTTAGACGAATCATACAAATGATGGACCGAATGAATCGAACAAGTCGAACTACGAGCGAAAGCATGTCGAGGTCACAAACCGCAGTAAATAGGCTAGGCAGTGCAGTATCTTCGACATCTAATCGTATGAACGGCTTTTCTACAAGTATTAGCCGATTGCACGTAGGTTCAAATGGATTGAGTGCATCGTTCGGAGGTTTGCAAAGTACGCTTGTTGGGTTGGCCAGCGCATATATAGGTGCGAATGGTGCTGCGAAATTACTAAATGCTACAATAGGGCAAGCTGCTCAATTCGAGCAAAGTAAAGCAATTATACAAGCAGCTTTCCAGGACAATGGCGCAACTAAGCAGTATATGAAGATGGTCGATAAAATAGCGATTGATAGCCCACTGCTCAACTCCGGAGACATGTTTGCAGGCTCTAAAGGTCTTCTTACCTTAACAAAAGATATGGGACAACTTGAGAAGTCTTGGAAACTTGTTGAGCGTCTTATTGCCAGTGATCCGACGAAATCAATCGATGATGCTGTAAGGGGGCTTCGCGAACTTGCATCTGGAGATACGATTTCTTTACGTGATGTATTTAACCTTGATAAAAACATTTTAAATGACGTTAAAGGCGGTTCATTCGAGGAGCAACTGGCGGGGGTAGATAAAGCGTTAAATAAGATGAACATAACACAAAAAACCGTTGAGGCAATGGGTTCCACTACACTTGGTAGATGGAATAGCCTTAAAGAAAGAGTTGGTACGCTATTCCGTGACGCGGGTGATAAATCAAATACAAAACTAGGCGACTTTTTAAAACGTATAAATGATTCAATTGATAAATTAGATGTAAAAAGTATCAGCGATAAATTGGGTAATTTTTTAGGAAAAGCGACAGATAAAGCGATCACACTGTACGACGCGTTCATGAAATGGCGCAAGCCAATAGCGTACGCAGCAGGAGCAGTAGGCACGTTTGTAGCTGTGTTAGCTGTAGTGGGTACAATATCAGCACTCGCGAATCCAGTCGGACTAATCGCCGCAGGAATTGCCGCGGCAGCAGTCGGAGTAAAAGCGCTCTATGACAATAGCGAAACGTTCCGAGGCATTATCGATAGTATCGTTGGGAAGGTCAAGTCGTTGGTTGACGCATTTAAAGCAGGTGGCACTAGCGGATTAATTGACGCCATCTTCCCACCAGATATTGCAACGAAATTAAACGGAATTATCGAAGGAATCAAAACGAAAATATCCGAGTTGGTGTCAGCATTTAAAACAGGCGGAATCGGCGGAGTGTTCGATGAAATTTTCGGTAAAGGCTCGTTTGAGACGGTTAAGACAAAATTCGAGGAAGTCAAAACTTACGTTACCGAAAAAGTAACGCAACTCTCGTCAGTGTTTGGACGACTGAAAGAGGCGTTTACACAAGTATGGACGACAATCTCCAGCATAATTTCGAACCTTTGGACGGTCATCCAGCCGTATTTAAGTGGACTTTGGAACCTCCTGCAAATTCTCGGAGACGTTGCTGTGCTTGTTTTCAATAACGTCATTGCACCGGCGCTTTCGTTTGTCGCGCAACTGTTCTCTACTCTGTGGACGATTGCACAGCCTATTATTAACGCTATTGCGAATGGATTCGAGTTACTCTCCTCAGTAATTAAGTGGTTATGGGATAACGTACTTGCCCCACTAGTCGAGTTTATCTTAACCGGCGTTAAAAATGCGTTCGATACATTCTCCGGTGCACTATCGGGCGTACAAGGCTGGTTCGAATCTCTAAGTGGATGGATATCAACAGCCTACGGACATGTTAAAGATTTCGCGAACTTTATTAGTTCCGTAAAAATGCCTGACTGGATTTCTAAAGGTATCAGTTCTACTGTGTCGTTCGTAGGAGATATGCTTGGCGGCGGTGTTAAACCGGACGGATCTCACTATCATGGACTAAATAACGTGCCGTATGATAATTATCTCTCATATTTACACAAAGGAGAAATGGTACTACCTCGTTTTGAGGCAGAGGCATATCGTTCTATGATTAGTGGAAAAACACACAGTTCGGGAGTAGATGATGTATCTTACAACTCAACAGGCGTAGGGATTACCAATAACTCAACATATAATTCATACAACACTGCGAATACTCCTCGCAATGAGAAAAGTACGCCTAGTGTAGTTACGATTAAACCAACGATCAATATGCCTGGCATGGTTGTACGTGAAGAAGCTGACGTTCGGAAATTAAGTGATGCGGTAGCAGAAAAAATTGTGGAGAAAGTTTTAGAAAAACGAGGAGTATTCGTCTATTGATGAAAAATCAAACTGGCAGGCATCGGCTATTACAGCGGTGTTTTCCTTTTCTATTACAACGAAAGAAGGGGATTAAATGGCATTTAAGACTAATGCACAGTTAGAAACGGAGTTAAGAGCGTTGGATGCGTTGTTAGACGATAATTACGATTCTGACCGTCTTACTAGCGACTATGAGGCGTATGAAGTGTATAAGCGTAATTTCGGTGAGGCTAGCGAGTTCTTACTGATTTATGCAGATATGTTAGCGAAAACAGGAAAACCGTATGTCGTAGAGGAATCAGAAAAGATTAGACGCTTGATTGATGCGTTCGATTCGGTTAGTAACTGTAGCGATGTATTGCTAGCAACAACTAATTTTATGATTGCGCACAGCTTAAAGCAAGCTATCGGAGAAGCATCGCAGAACATTCCTTATACTTATGCTGCGTTCATTATCGAGGCTATCAAATATCAGTATAAACCTAACTATAAAGAATTTAACGGGGGTAATCAATAATGGCGAAATTAACATTAGACGCATTAAAAGCGAGGCTGACACCGAATCAACTGAGAGCTGCGGAACTACTTCTAGAGAAAGAGTATGCGCCAAAAGGCGAGAAGAAAACGTATGCACAGATATCCGAACAAATCGGAATTGATACGTCAACGCTTTATCACTGGCGACATAATACGGACTTCGTTCAGTATTTAGCAACGGTCAGTGATACGAAGCTAGACAGCGCGAGAGCGGTAGCTGACGCACAATTGATGAACTTAGTGAAAGGTACTTCCAACAACGGGAACGCTTCAATTAAGGCGCTTGAGCTATATTATAAGCTCGTCGGAAAGCTAGTCGATAAGCGAGAGGTTGTTTCAACGAACCAAGAACCGGAAGCGCATGACATTGATGCGCTTAAGGCGAAAATTGAGCGATTACGCGCAAATAAATGACGCAATATTAACGGGCATGCCTTCGGGTGTGTCCGTCTTTTTTTATGTCCGTAATATCACGAATAATCACGAAATCATCGGGCAGACAGGGCTGGCGCGCGAGGGTGTCTGAAATCTCCACGGTTCAATCTGACGCAGTTTCGACGCATTATAACGTTATGCAAAAGGCAGGCAGTCGTGAATCTGCGAATGTATGCTTTTATTAAAAAGAATACATATAAAACGTTGTTAAATAGCGGTTTGATAATTGCGTATCTAACGAATGTATGCTATTTTAGATATAACGATAAAAAGGATACATTCAAAAGGGGCGTAATTATGGCTAATCATAACGAGAAAAAAGGCATGTTAATCGATGTGCAGCCGTTAAAATCGAAAGAAGAAATAAGCGAGATGTTAGAAGCTTTAGGTATGTCGAAGGAATACGGGCTACGCAATCAACTACTATTCAAGCTCGGCATATCTACCGGCTTACGATGCGGGGATTTAGTAGCGCTTAAAGTCGAACAGGTAAAGGGGAAGTCATCGTTTAAGATTCGGGAAGGCAAGACGAAGAAGGAGCGCACCGTACACCTCGATCAGCTAATGGTTGATATTGCGGATTATATCGATACATTGCCGCCAGGAACAACGTACTTATTCCCATCACGCAAAGGCGACGCACATATTAGTACGACACAAGCTTATCGCATTATTATTAAAGCTGGCGATCAAATAGGCAATCATTCCGTTGGTTCTCACACAATGCGCAAGACGTTCGGTTACACATACTACAACGCAACTAACGATATAGCAACGCTAATGGAAATCTTTAATCATAGTTCGCAAAAGACAACGCTTCGTTACATCGGCATGACTGACGAACGAATTAAACAAAGCATAAAAAACGTTTCATTCTTTTAATAAAAGCGATTAACAACGATTCTATTCGTTTGTTGGTCGTTCTTTTTTTTGCGTTGAAATTGCGTTACCCAAGTCCGTCCGCTGTAATCCGCCATCCTGCCGATTACTACTTCTATGCAATATTTTTTATTCCCCAGGGTAAAAATTCCACACAATATTTTTAAATTCGTAGGGTTAGTGTGCTGTCAGACGCAATTCTAACGCATCGACATTCGCAAAGTAGGGTAGTTGTACGCATAGAATCGTCTGAGGTGCGTTTGTTGTTAGTCTATATATGTAATTATTTCAAATATGAGGAAATTATTTATTTTGATTTAACTTGCGTCAGTTTTGCGTCATAGCAATTTCTCCGTATCATAACAATACTGTAAAATATATCGAAACAATATCCGTCGAGTTTCCTTTGTTTTGTCGTAGGTAATTCGGTTATTTTAGTGGATACTACTACGAAATTAAGGGCGTTATACTCGGTACGTGAAGGAGAGTGGTATCGGTGCATGAACGGAATATTAAGGCAACCAATGCGAGGGAATTAGTCGGAGTATCCGACAAGACGCTAAATGAATATGGGGATTTTCTTCAACGACATTTCCCTGCATTTGCGGGCGGTGTTTGGCGTGTTCGTAAGTATAATTTTAAAGAAATTGCTATGATGCGAGAATTAAAGTATCGGAGAAATCTTCGTATGAACGAATCCGAAATAGTGGCGGAAATTCATGCGATATTTTACGAGAGTACAGTAATAGTTGCGCAATAAACGCTTTACAAACGATCTACGTTCACGTAAGATGAATCGTAAGAAGGTCGACTATGCTATGTACGACCATTGAACGGATATTTGTCCGCTAGTACGTTTATATCACCGTTTCAAATGGCGGTACAGTCAACGACACAACAATGCGGATATTATAGCGATGCAATAACGAATAAGGGACGCGGGTTCGACTCCCGCCGTCTCCATACAGTGAAATGTACTGAATTTCATGGAGTGTCATAAATGTTGATATATCAACGTTTATGGCACTTTTTTATTGTCTTTGAGTTGTACTGAATTGGATTGAATCCTTATTAAAAACCTTATTAACCTTTGTTAATCCTTTGTTAGAAATTAATTGGATTCATTGTTTAAAAAGGCTGTAAATTTATTAATTGTACTTTCGTTTTTCGCGTAACATGAGCATAAATTTCTAATGTTGTTTTCACATCGTTATGGCCTAAACGATATTGTACTTCTTTAATCGAGGCACCAGCTTCAAATAACAAAGAGCAATGTGTGTGACGTAGTCCATGTGTCGTAATATGCTCCAAACTGTGTTTTTCAAGGAAGTCTGAAAGCCATTGTACGGTTTTATTAGGGTCTTGTAACACGTTGGAAATATTAGAGAACACTAATTGTTGCTTGTTCTTAGTGTTAATCCCTTTCTCAGCCAAAATCTTTTCTTGCTCGCTTCGCCATAATTTTAAAATCCCAATGGTCTCTTCATCAATTTTAATTGTTCGAGGCTTACCATTTTTGGTTGGTCCAAGATAAAGCCCTTTCTCGCCACGTTTCACTGCCTTAGTAATTCGAACATTAAAAGTATCAAAGTCGATATCCTTCCATTTCAACGCAAATCCTTCACCTTTACGCATTCCGGAAAAGGCGAGCAAACGAAAGACAGCTTGCTTTTTAATATCAAGGTCTTCTTGTAAATGGGTTAAAAATTGTACAAGCTCCTCACGCGAATAAAAATTTTCAAACTCTTCATCATCTTCATCAATAGAAATTTTTGTTTTGATAATAGGCATTTCAACTAATTCAAAAGGATTTTTATCAATGATGCCGTGTTTAATGGCGTATTTCATAACAAGAGCTGCATAGTTTTTCACCAT